GAGATGAGTTCGGTTTATCAGACGCAGAAAAAGAACAATTGATGAATGCAATAGAATCAGATGTTCAAGAGTTACAAATCAAAAAAGACGAAATAGAGTCAAGTATTAAAAAGGAAAATTAAATGGCATATGTTCGGTCCAATGCAGGTTCGGGTATTGATAAAGCTTTTGATAATGAACTTATCACACGAAATGAACTATACGCAATATTAGACCAATTAAAAGACGAAAGTCAATTTCATCAATTAGAAATTTTTGAGGTTGTAGATGTTGATACAGAAAATGTTGGTTCGGTAATTGGTAGATATGTATATTCAGAACAAGGTGATTCACTTGAAGAAATTGGTGATAGAACTTTTCTACCATTGAACTCAAACATAATCCAATATCCCTTACGAGGCGAATTGTGGTTAGGTCTTGATTATAAAGGACAACAATTTTATATATCAAGATTAAGTAAAGATATAACTGATGTCAATTATAGAAAACTAAATGAAAGTGCTATTAGTGAAAATCAAACACTTGATTTATCACGAGGTGGAACTTACCAAGAGATATCACCAGAACACGCTGATGTTGAAGTTGGTGATACTTTGATACAAGGTAGATTTGGTAATTTTATAACATTGACAAGTAGACAATCTCAAGGTTTGGATGAGTCACCAAGAATAACAATCAACAATCAAAGGTCAATAGTTGATTTAGAATCAATAGATGATATTGGTTTGATTAATGTAGAGAGTGATGAAATTTTAATGACAGCTTTAACGGATGAAGTTAATATTAGAGCATTAAAGGATATTAATATTAATTCAAGTCAAGGTGATGTAAACATTGAATCAGAAAGTAACATAGTATTAAACCCAAGAAACAGCACTATTGAATTTGATATCAAGAATGGTGGTACGATATTAAGTTCTACAAAACAGGGTATTCCATTTCCACAATTGGATATGGTGGGATTTTTAAAACAAGTAACGGGTATACAACAATTATTTAAAGCATTAACTATTGGTGTTCCAAAACTATCAGCAGTTGCCACTTTACCTTCTGGAGTAAAAGATATCGTAAAGGGATTAGAGGGCGCAAAGAATTTTATAGACGCCACAATAAATTTAGAATTTTTAAGTAAGGCATTGATGGAAACAAAAACCATTGAAGAAATAAAAGCAGTTCTACCAATACCAGCAGGGTTCGGTGGAATCATAGATGATATATCAAACATTACTGATGACCAACTAAAAAAATTACAAGAATTAGAAGACGCGGCATCTGAACAAATAAAGAAAGCATCTGAATTACAAAGCACATTATCAGGCACACCACCTAATGTTGCAGGTGTAAGTGAATTACTTGCAGGTGGAGACTTTGATAATTTTAGTGGTGTGGAAGATTTAAAAAGTGTAATAGCAGGCGGAGCAGACCCAGAAGCTTTACAAAATTATATTGAAAATGGTGGACTAACTAATTTTGAAGATGAAGTATCAGATTTAGGAAGTGTTATAGGTTCAACAGACCAAGCGAAATCTTACAAGAATTTATTTAATACAGCAGGGGGTTAAAATGAAGAAGAATGACTTAATAAAAATAATTGAATTAGTTGTCCGTAAAGAAGTTAAAAAACAGATGACCGAGATATTTATTAATGAAGAAAAAGAAATTAGTTTATCAGAAACAATTTCTAAACCAAAACCAAACATAGTAAAGAAAAAAACTAAAAAGAAATACTCAAAAAATCCAGCATTGAATGAAGTATTGAACAATACCAACCCATTAGGAAAAGGTCAAACTGAAGAGTATCCATCATTGGGCGGTGGTGTATTAGGTTCTGACAATATGGCAGAAGTATTGGGTTATGGAGATTTAGGTAGAGGACAGAATAAAGAAACAGCTCGAGAAATGGCAGCAGTTGACTCAATCAAGAAAGCAGGTGTTTCAGTAGACCAAGTTCCTGCAGATGTTCAAAATGCATTGACTCGTGATTATTCTGGATTAATGAAAGCAATTAGTAAAAAGAAAACAGGTGAGGATAAGTTCAGACCTTAATAAATAATGGCAAGAAGCGTAAGAGAAATAGATAGAAATGAAGACAAGTATGTCGGAATAAGATTTCCATTGGACCATAGTCCAGAGGGATTCTTTTACAAGACAAAAACTGTATTGGAACAATCAAAAGCAAATTTACAAAATTTGTTATTAACGACACCAGGTGAAAGAATATTTCAGCCAGAGTTTGGTTCACAATTAAAGTTTATTGTGTTTGAACAAGGACAAGATATTCCAAGTAGAATAGAAGAAACCATTCGTTCATCAGTTGATAAATTCTTAGCATACATTAATATAATTAATGTTTTCACCACACAACAAGATAATACAGTTAATGTTTCGATTGAGTTTTCAGTTCCTTTAAATCCTGACACCATTGAAATATTAAATTTTGATTTTAGAATTGGAGAATAAGAATGCCAGATTACGGTACAAATAAAAAGTTAGTTAGTAAAGAAGTAAATTATCTCGGTAGAGATTTTACAGATATAAGAAACAATTTAATTGAGTTTGCGAAAAACTATTTCCCAAATCAATACAATGACTTTAATGAAGCATCACCAGGAATGATGTTTGTTGAAATGGCATCATATGTTGGTGATGTATTGAATTACTATGTTGATAATCAATTCAGAGAAACATTATTACATTATGCAGAAGAAAGAAAAAATGTATTGGCAATTGCTCAATCATATGGATACAAACCTAAGTTAGCAACACCTGCAACGGTTCAAATGACCGTTAGTGTTGAGGTTCCTGCTAAAGTAGATGGAAGTGGTACAGGTGCAACAACCGCACCTGACTTAGATTATGCAGGTATATTAAGTGCTAATTCAACTGTAACTTCAAATACCGGAACAGAATTTACATTAATGGATGATGTTAATTTTAAAACATCGAGTTCATTGGATAGAATGGAAGTTGAATTATTAGACCCAGGTTCTGCAGGCGTAGCTACAAATTATAGATTAACTAAAAAGGTATTAGCACAATCTGGCACAAGAGAGTCAGAAGAATTTAGTTTTAGTAATGCAAAAGAATTTGACAAAATAGTTTTATCAAACGAAAAAGTAACTGAGATTGTATCAGTAACGGATAGTGCAGGTAATATATTTTATCAAGTTCCTTTCTTAGCACAAGATACAATTTTTGAAACAGAACAAAACACAGCATTGAACGACCCTGATTTGGGCGAGTTCGAAACAGATACACCTTATTTATTAAAATTAATTAAATCATCAAGACGATTTACAACTTATGTTCGTGATGATAATAAAATGGAATTAAGATTCGGTGCAGGTGTTAGTGATAATGCAGACGAAGAAATAATTCCAAATCCAGATAATGTTGGTTCATCATTAGGAAGTGGTATATCAAGATTAGATGAGGCATTTGACCCAAGTAATTTTTTAAAAACACAAACATTTGGTTTGGCGCCAAGCAACACAACACTTACCGTAAATTATAATTATGGTGGAAGGGTTGAAGATAATGTTGCAAGTAATAGTCTAACTGGTTTCGCAAGAAAGACATATACAATTTCTACCGAAGGATTAGATGGGACTAAAAAATCTAACGCTGAAAATAGTATAAGGATTACAAATGAAACCGCAGCTTCTGGTGGTTCATCAACAGAAACTCTAACTCAAATAAAAGAGAATGCAGCTGCATACTTTAATGCACAGAATAGAGCAGTAACAAAAGCAGACTATATTACAAGAGCTTATTCATTACCACAGAAATATGGTAACATCGCAAAGGCATATATTGTTCAAGATGAACAATTAGAATTACAAGGACAATTACAAGTTATTGATGGAGAAGTAGTTGATACAAGAAACTCAACAAAAGTTCCAAACCCGTTAGCATTGAATATGTATTTATTGGGATATGATGTTAATAAAAATTTAGTACAATTAAACAGAGCAGTGAAACAAAATTTAAAGACATATATTTCACAATATAGAATAATGACAGATGCAATCAACATTAAAGATGGATACATCATAAATATTAGTGTCAAGTTTAATATTATTGTGAAACGAGGATATAATAAAAATGATGTGTTGTTTAGGTCAATACAAGTAGTGAAAGACTTTTTTGCACCAGACAAGTGGCAAATGAACCAACCAATCATATTGGGTGACTTGGCATATCAGATTTCATTAGTGGACGGAGTAGTTTCTTTAGTTCCACCAGAAATTAATAATCCAAATAAAGATTTAATATTAATTGAAAATAAACACTCAAAGCAAAATGGATATAGTGGAAATATATATGATATTGATTCCGCATCGCAAGAAGGAATTGTATATCCTTCAATGGACCCAAGTATATTTGAATTGAAATTCCCCAATAGTGATATTGAGGGTAAAGTAGTGGGAGATAGATAATGCATTATTTTGAATTTGGAAAACGAGATACAACACTTTATTCAGGTGGAACAACAGCTTCCATTAATACTGGATTTGACGAAATATTAGAAATTAATAAGGTTGTAAATAATAATGGTACGGTAGGAAATGTATCACGAGTATTGATTGACTTTGATTATTCTTATATATCACAATCAATCGTTGATGGAAAGATTCCTACTACTGCTAAATATTATTTAAATTTATTCGATGCAACTTCTGAAGAAGTTGAAGCATCACAATCACTACACGTTTATATGGTTAGTGGTAGTTGGAAACAAGGAACAGGAAAACTTGACCACGACCCAGTAACTTCTGACGGAGCAAGTTATCAATATAGAGACCACGATGCTAAAACGCCGTGGGTAACAGGTTCAGTATTGACTGACGGGGGTGCTTGGTTTACATCAAGTATTGATGCTAATCAAGAATATGGTATTAGTTCTTCATATGATATTTCATTTGATAGAAAAGACATCAGAGCAGATGTAACCGACTTAGTCAAAAACCATATTTATTCAAGTTCAGTATACCCGAACAACGGGTTTATTGTTAAACGAGAAGATAGTGGTTCTTATGGAAACAATCACGCAACAGCAAGTTTTGATTTTAATACAGGACAAGAAGGTGATAGTTCAAGATTAGGAAATTTAAAATACTTCTCAAGAGAAACACATACAATCTATCCACCTAAATTGGAAGTGGTGTGGGATGATAGTTCTTGGAATTCAGGAAGTTTATCACCATTGACATCAACGGATTTGGAAAGATTAAAAGTTTACTTTAAAAACTTAAGACCGGAATATAAAGAAAAGTCAATAGTAAAGTTTAGAGTAGTTGGTAGAGAGTTATATCCAACAACTGCTTTTGCAACAACACCAGCAGAATTAGATGTAAAGTATTTACCAAGTGCGTCAACCGAGTATGAAATTAAAGACGCTGAAACGGAAGAAGTTATTGTTCCTTTTGGTAGTGGTTCAAGAGTTAGTTGTGATACAACAGGTAACTTCTTTAGAGTTCAAATGGACGGATTACAAGCCGAAAGGAATTATCGTTTTTGTCTTAAAGTAGTTAGTGGTAGTGGAACAACTGATGAAGAAATTAACTTTTATGATGACAACTATGAATTTAGAGTGGTAAGATAAAATGCCTTATTTACCAAGTGACGCAGCAAAAAAATCACAACTATATAATAATATTATAAATGGTGATACTCGTGAATATCAAGAAGAAATAAATGATTTA